GAAATCAAACGCTGGGACTCGCGCTGATGAGTTGGCGCAGGGCGTTAGACCTTACGTCAACCTGTTTACTCCTGAAAACGTATTTGACTGGAAATATGAACGGACAGCTTCAGGGCGACAGCAGCTTGTTTATTTCAAAGTTAGAGAGTCAGTCATACGGCACACCGATACAAAGTCAACCCAAATGATTCGGGTCTGGACTAACGAATCAATCAAGCTGTACGAAGTGAATAACGACAACGAGCGCCTGGTTGAGGAAATAGACAACCCGCTTGGCGTTATTCCGGCTGTTTATGTACCGGCACAGCGCTCTGTCATTAGGGGCATCGGCATATCAGATTTGACTGATATTGCCAGTATGCAAAAGGCTATTTACCAGGAGTTGTCAGAGATTGAGCAGCTAATTCGCATTAGCAACCATCCGACATTGGTTAAGTCTTTTGACACGGACGCAAGCGCTGGGGCTGGCTCGGTTGTCAATATGCCAGATGACCTAGACCCCAACATGAAGCCTTACATGTTGCAACCAAGCGGAGCAAACCTTGACGCGATACGCGCAGCTATAACAGACAAGGTTGAGGCAATCAATCGCATGGCGCATATGGGGGCAGTTCGAGCCTCTGAGATTCAAACAAAGTCAGGCATTGCTTTGCAGACAGAGTTCCAACTGCTAAACGCCAAGCTATCAGAAAAGGCGGATTTGTTAGAACTTGCAGAGAAGCAGCTTTGGACGTTTTTCTGCATGTGGCAAGATGTAACGCCTGACGTAGAGGTGTTTTACCCAGACAGCTTTGACGTTAGAGATTACCCCAACGAGCTGGCTTTCTTGCAAACTGCACGAGCAAGTGGCGTAAATTCCAAAGTCTTTATGCAAGAGGTGGATAAGCGTATTGCAGACCTGGTTCTTGATGATGAGGACTTGCAACGAGCTTATGTTGAAATCGAATCATCTACGCAGGTAATTGGCCAGTTTGAATGACACCTGACATTCAGCACGCAAAGTTTATAGAGCAGTTGGGTGATGCGAATGAAAAGCGCATGGCCACTGTTCTGCAAACGCTTGAGTCTCGTATAGCGGCAATAGTAGCAAGCGCACCGACAAAAGCTGGAAAGCTGTTTGACCTTGAGTGGGCAATCGCGGCCAGGCAAGACATACTTATTCAAATACGAACGCTGTTTTTAGCTGAATCAACGGCAGTGGTAAATGATTACAGCAAGGCCTCGGAGTCACTGCGCCTAATGCTTGGTGAGTATGGCGACTTTGTAGGCGTAAGTGAGGATGTTGTTAGAGCCTTAAAGCGACAATCATTCCAAGGCTTTGAAGCCATTGCTTCGCGCTTTTTAAACGAAATAGCAGACGAGGTTTATCAAAATACGTTGACTGGCAGAACTGCCGCTGATTCAATTACCTCATTGCGTCAAAAGATAAACGGTGTATTTGCCGCCTCAGACAAGGTTGAGGTTGCAAGGCTGGTGGATATAGCCAACGCTGGTGGTAAAGCCTCTGAGGAGGCTATTAAAAGCCTGCACAGCATCTTTGCCGCAGACAAGCTGGGCAACAACATGCGTCGTTATTCTACGCAGATAGTTCACGATTCACTAATGCAGTTTGACGCTTCTATTGCAATACAACTAGGCAAAGAATCAGGCGCTGACGCATACAAGTATTACGGCTCAACTATTACTGATACCCGTGACTTTTGCCGTAAACATGCTGGCAAGACGTACACTGAAGAAGAAATAAGACAAATATGGCAGGGCAACTGGGCTGGTAAAGCGCCTGGTGACCCTTTCATTGTTCGAGGCGGATATAATTGTCGCCATCACTTTAGGCCGGTGTTTACTGAGTGAGCACTAGCAATCATTTTCCCAACTACTCGAAAGAGGTGCTTACATGAGCGAAAACATGGACAGTCCGGACGTAGACTTAAAAGACGCAAACCCAGTAGATGACGGGGCGGGTAAATCATTTACCCAAGCTGAAGTTGACAAGATTATTGAGCAACGCTTATCCAGAGAGCGTAAACGCTTTGACAAAGCTACAGAAGGCATCGACTTAAACGAGGCCAAGCAGCTTATGGAGCAGCGCGACCAGCTTGAGTTGGAGCGCAAAAAGGATAGAGGCGAGTTTGAGGATGTATTGAAAACAACTGTTGCTAAAAAAGAAGGCACGATTCAAGCGCTACAGGCTCGGTTACACCAGATTCAGGTTGAGGGCTCATTGCTTTCAGCCGCAAGTAATAAAAACGCAGTATCGCCAGAGCAGGTTTCATCGTTGTTAAAAAGCCAAATTAGACTGTCAGATGACGGAACAGTTGAGGTTATTGATAACAAAGGAACAATTCGCTACAATGATGGTGGTGAGCTGTTATCGGTGCAAGACCTAATGACAGAATTCCTTACGGCAAATCCGCACTTTGTACGCGCCACCCCTGGTGGTGCTGGCTCTGGTGGTGCTGCTGGTGGTTCGACACAGAAACCAACGTCTGTGGCAGATATGCTAAGTAACTGGGACAATGGAGGCAGAGATGCTTTTGCTGCCAGTAAAAAGCGCAAATAACTTTCACATTTTTTTGTTTTCTTAATTGGAGTTTTTATTATGGCCGCTACCACCTCAAGCACCCTTGACGACCTGTTTGTCAGTATCGTTGCACAAGCCCGTTACACGGCTGAAGAACAATCTTTGTTGCGTAACCTCGTTACCCTCTACGATATCGGCACGCAATCCGGCAAAACAATTCAGGTTCCAAAGTACCCAGCAATCACGGCAGCCGCCTTGACTGAAGGTGCGGACATGACTTCGACCACTGTTTCAACATCTAGCATTTCCGTAACGGTTGCTGAAGTTGGCGCTCAAGTGCTGTTGACCGACATGGCCGCTATGGGAGCCGGTAACCCTGCTGAAGAATTGGGAACAGTTCTTGGTAACGCTATTGCTACCAAAATGGACAAAGACATTATTTCTTTGTTTGATGGTTTAAGCACCTCTTTGGGAGCCACAACTACCGAGTTGACGGTTGCTTACCTGTTCCAAGCCGCTGCTACCCTGCGTGCTAACAAGGTAACGGGTCGCATATACGGCGTTTTCCACCCTTACCAGACCTATGCTTTGAAGGCTAGCTTGACAAACACTATGGTTAACCCCAACGGTGGCGACTTGCAGAACGAGGCAATGCGTACAGGTTACGTGGCAACGATTGCTGGCATTGACATCTTTGAGTCAGCTAACGTAACCATTGATGGCTCTGGTGATGCCAAGGGCGCGATTTTCTCACAGCAAGCATTTGCCTTGGCTATGAAGCGCGACTTTGTTATTGAGCCACAGCGTGATGCATCAAACCGAGCTTTCGAGTTGAACGCAACCGCTATCTACGGTGTTGGCGAGTTAGACGACAGCTACGGCGTAGAGATGTACTTTGACGCTGGTCTGTAATTGAAACTACCCCTGCTCATATTGAGTGGGGGTATTTCTACCTAAGGACAAAGCAATGGCGTTTAGTACAGATTCAGACCTCACAGCTTTAATACCGGATATTCTGACCTACGGCGTTGCGTCGTTTGCTGCTGACCACGCACGCGCACAGGCTGACATTGAGCGAGAGATTCGCAAGAAGTGGTGGCCTAAGACCGGCTTTGCTGGCGAGCTAAACCCTTCACTACTGACAAGCGCACAGTGGAAAGACGCAAGCGTTTATCTAGTGCTTTGGAAGTACGCTTTGCCGCAGCTTACGAACTGGGTTGATGGCGACAGATTCCTGACAATGCTTGATTTTTACAAGTCGAGATACTCTGAGGAAATAGACTCTGTTTTTAACGATGGCGTAGAGTACGACCAGGACGAAGATTCAACGATTACAGACATTGAGAAAGCGCCGGTTAACTTCGGTCGCATGTACAGATGAATGTAAAGATGGACATAGACTCAACCAGGTTGCAAGCCAACCTGAGGAAGTTGCAAAAATCCATCCCAGCAAAAGTAAAGCGCACGTTAATGCAGACAGCGCAATTCGGTACAACCATTATCCTAGACCGCACTGAAAAAGGCATCGGTTACAGTGGCAAGTTTAAGCCTTATGACGCTAAGTACAGGGCTTACAAGAGGCAAGGTTGGCCGGCTAGCAAAGCAGGCGCTCGCACGTACAGGCCTTCGTTTGGTGGCGACAGTAGCGGGACGGTTAACTTAAACGTCACCGGCAAGATGCTTGCCTCAATACAAAGCAAGTACGTTAGCAATGGAGTGGCGCAGATTTACTTTAGCAGGGCGACCGAGGCCAAGAAGGCGGCTTTTAACAACGACAAAAGGCCGTTCTTTGGGTTTAATCAAACTGAAAAAGCGCGACTTAGCAAGTTTTTCTTTAAGAGGCTGAAATGAGCAAACGAGAATCCATTGCGGCCAATTTAGCATCAACGTTGCTAGGCGCGGCAGGAATAACTTTTGTGACCCGCGAGCCTTTTGACTTTGAAAAGCTATCAAATGCACAGTATCCAGCAATATTGGTTCAATCGTCTGGTGAAAGCAGAGACGACATTACTATTGGCGGCACAAATATCACCCGCGAGGGTACAATTGACTATTCGCTAATCGGTTACGTTAAAAGCACTGCAATAGACACTGCTAGAAACGAACTGGTTGAGTTGATTGAAGAATCATTGGACGCAGACAGGACGCGAGGAGGCCACGCGCTGGATTCTCAAATCGTTACCGTTGAGACTGATGAAGGCTCGATTGCCCCAATAGGTGGGGTTTTCGTAACGGTTCGTGTTCTTTATAATTTTACCCGTGGGGCAACTTAAGCTCCGCACACTGAAAGGCAAATCATGGCTACACATAAAGGCTCAGAAGGTTCGGTCGCAGTTGGTGCTAACGCCATTGCTGAGGTTCGTTCTTTTTCAATTACAGAATCAGCAGACACTATTGAAGACACCACGATGGGCGATGCAGCGCGCACCTACAAGCCCAGCTTGACTTCGTTCAGCGGCTCTGTAGAAGTGTTTTGGGACGAGACGGATACCAACGGCCAGGTTGCACTAGCAGTTGGCTCTGAGATTACATTTAACGTCTACCCAGAGGGTTCAACAACCGGCGACGTTTACTTGACCGGCTCTGCCATTGTTACCGGCAAGACAATCAATTCGTCTGCTGACGGCATGGTTGAGGCGTCTGTTTCCTTGCAGGGTAATGGCGCGTTGACAACTGGCACAGTGGCTTAATGTCGCTAGGCCAAAGGTTAGCCGCCAAACGGCAAAACAACCGCAAGCAAATTGAGGTGGCCGAATGGGGCGAGGATGCTCCATTGGTTGTCTACACTAGCGCCTTGACCTGTGCTGACGTTGACAAGTTGCAACGCAAGCATAAGGACTTTATGGGCAACCCGACTATCGCGGCGATGGTTGATTTGCTTATCATGAAGGCCGAGGACAAGGACGGCGAAAAGCTGTTTACTCTGGAAGACAAGCCGTTTTTGATGCGTGAGCCTGTAATTCTCATTTCGACCATTGCTGGCCAAATGTTTAGCACCATTGAGACGGTTGAACAACTGGGAAACGACTAAAGGCAGACAGTTTGCGGTTCAACATGATTGGACTTGCAGACCGTTTGCACAAGACGATTCAAGAGATTGAGGAAATCCCAGTTACAGAGTTGAACGAGTGGCTTGCGTATTTCCAGCTAAAGGAAGAAAAAAATGGCGGCAAATGACGTAAACATTCGGATAAAAGCGGTAGATGATACCGACAAGGCGTTTAGGTCTGTAAAAAGTTCTTTGGGCGGTCTTAAAAACGCCGTCTTTAGCGTCCAGGGCGCTATTGCTGGCCTTGCTGGTGGCTTTGCTTTAAGAGGCATAGTAGAGGCCAACAGAACATTCCAAAACCTGCAAGCCAGCCTAGTCACTTTTACAGGCTCCGCTGACGCGGCTGCAAAGCAATTCCAG